AAGTTGTAAAGATATTTATAACCTTTACCCATTTCGTTTACCCAATGAGGACATTCTTTTAAGAATTGTCTTACATGGTTTCTTAATTGGTCGCTTGATAACATCCAAGCTACACCATAATCTTTTTCGTATGCACATGGGGTTGACCCAAACATACCAATAACACCTTCTTCTTTTGTTCCTAAGATTGAGTAGTTTTTTGCACCTTCATAAGTGAAGGGAAGAACTAATGCCTTTAATGGACTTAGGTTGTCCGAAGCTTTAATTTCACGTCTATCTGCTAAACGCATTTTTGGTGCTAAGTCGATACAATCATTAATGACTGCTTCTCTTACGCATTTTTCCATATTACATCCTTCTATTTCTTCTATGATAAAATCCTTCAATTTCTGCTGATATAAAGTGACAAGGTAAGTGAGAACTTGAAAGTAACTTACAAACAAATCCTGTGTTTTTACTTTGTATTGGAATAGTAAATGTACCACTTGCAATGTTAGGAACTCCAACTACTGATGAAGCTGAGTTAATAACATTTCCTGTCATTTCATAACTAGTTAAACTTCTACCGTCTGGTAAAACTGTTGCTTTAAAAAATCCACTATCTTGAAAGTCCACATTTAAAGTTCTAATTTGGTATCTTCCAGAAGTTATTGCTACAGCTCCAGTTGCACTTTGTTCTCTTACATATGGTTTAGAAAACTCATATAAAGATTCAAAAACACTTCCAAAAATACAAGACGTATGATTACCTTTAACGACAACTGTAGTTGTACTTTGACTATCAATTGTTAAGTCAGCACCATTTGTTGCGTCTATAGCAATCAATGTTTGGTTATGCGTGTACGGTATTGTAAATGTAGTTTTATCTGTTCCACTGTTATAACTTCCAGATAATATAGCTGTTTGCATATCAATATTAATTGGAAAGTTTAAAGAATTGAAATTAGGATTTCTTAAATCTATTTTTAATAATTTTAAATTTCTTTTTTCATTTGCTAATATGTAAATAAAACTATCGTAAGCTTCTGCTGAAACTATTTGCATATTATTAAATGTAAATTTGGACCAGGCTGATTGTACTTTTTTATCAGCATCCCAAAAGTATTTATAAACAAACATTGTGTTTGCATTTGTAGCTGTAATATCTGAACTTGCTGTATAAGGCGTAGTGTTACTTCCGTCTAACGTATCGTGACATAATACAACCATTGTATCTTCAATGTTATTTGAAACAATTTTGTATGCGTTGTTAGGAATTAAAGTATTAACTCCAATTGTTATGTCTAGACCATCATTTGTTAATGTATCATCATCTGCAAAATATTCTGTTATTGCAGTTTTATCATTTCTGTTTTGTGCAAAGTAAACAAATTTACCTGCCGCTTTAGGTTCAACTTTAGTGTCATGTGCAAACGTACTTGTTTTAGAAAGTACGGCTGTTGTTGGTGTAATACTGTCACCAGAAGATTCTAAGATATATTGTGCTTCTGCTGAAAATAATAAAAGTTGTTCGTTAAAATCTATAGTGTTGTAAAGTTTGTTTACAGTTGTACCACTAGCTGCAATATCAATAGGGTCAGTATCTAATACATCTGTACCAGTTGTTACATAAAAATTATAATACTCACCATTTTCTGTCATAATTAAATTCTGTCCAGAAATAATTCCTAATCTGTTTTGAAAGAAAGTTAAGTTAGTTATTTTTTGTCCAACAAAACTTGGTGCAGGGTTAGTTGTTTCATCACCTGCTACTCTGTTAGTGTAAGTTTGTTGTGCAAAAGTAAATGTACCATTATTATTATTAACTAATGCGTGTGGCATTGTACTGTCATCAAGTCCAAGTTTTACACCTGGTCCTACAGTTTCTTTCCAAACACCGTTAGCTTCAAACTTTACATAGTAATCTGAAAGTGTATCACCTTCTTCACCAGTAATTTGAAGTATCATATTTGGTTTTGCGTAATAAGGTAAATCTGTAAAATCTTGTATAGCGTCTTTTACTGCATACATAGCTTGGTTACCAAAACCGTCTGTAGTTTCAATTCCAAAAGTACCACTACCAGTCGTAAGATAAATAGTGTTACCGTATTGTGTGCTAGTAAACGTTCCTGTAATTCCAGAATAATTTGCTAATCCTTGTGACGTACTTAATGTTGCGCCAGTATCAGTTCTAATAGTTTTAAATCCTATACCGTCTGCACCACTAGACCAATGTGAAGACGCAGTTCCATATAATAATATATGTGCAATCTTTTCAGTGTCTCTAAATTTACCGTCTGTTGAAGCGTCATTACCAGTAGGCATTTGAAATAATACTTCTATTGGATATGACCAAGTTGAATGATTTAAAGTAACACTATACTGTCTACCGTATTGTGAACTTTTAACATAAACTAAAGCTTCTTGGACTTTTGCTGCTGTTGTACTAGAATTTTCTGTTACTGTTTTTTGTGCATTAGATACAAAAGTATAGTCTGCAATGTTTGTAAATTTTAAATCTTCTAAAGCATTGGTAGTAGTTAAATAAGAATTACCATTTGGAAAACTTACTGTCTTTTCATTTCCTGCTAAATCAAAAACTTTTACACCTTGATTATAAAATATAGCAACATACTGATTACTACTATCTCTATTAATCCATTGCACTGCACAATTATTTGGTATTGCTTGTGATGATAATAAATTAGCAACAAACTGTGTTCCTGCTCTTTTAGATAATCCGTCTATAATGTTTGATTGGAAATTTACTTGGTTTTCAGCTTGAGATACATTTCTTTGAACTGCATTCTGCTGACTAATACCATTAATAAGATTTGGAATTGACTGCGATATAACTGCCATTGTCTAACTCCTTGATGAACGTTTATTGCCACGATTAGTAATGTAATTCATGTTATATTCATCTTTAAGAATATTAGCGTCCATTGCTCTTGAGTCAGCTTGTTCAAACTGAACGTGGGCTTCTTGTTCATCTATGTTTGCTAGTTTAACTAATTCACTTGCACCAATATATCGAGCTGCAAAACGTCTTGACGCTTTAACTACAATATATCTTCGTGCATATTCTGGAAGATGTTCAAATTGTTGTACTAAAACTTTATCTATTTGTGGGTCCAGGGTAAATACATCTGTATGATTTTTTAAGTCATATAAAAAACCATTACGAATAGTGTATTGATATAAATATTGATAAGGTCTAGACGCTTCTGCTTGAACACAGTTAGAGTCTAGAGGAACTTTATTGTCTGAGTCCCTTGCTTGTGTAACTTCAAATTCTCTATTGAAAAACCATCCTTGTGACTGAACACTCATAGAAGTTTCATCTAAAATATTTACAGCGACAGCTACGTCTGTTCCTATATTTCCTGTTATAGAACTGACTGGGGCTTCCCCTATGAAACTTAGCATAGTATTAATAGCTTGAAGTTCCGTTGTCGGTGTAATTTGTGTTGTCATGATTTTCCTTTTTTAATAATTAAAGTAGGGGATTTAGTCTCCCTCGTCCCCTACTCCTATATAGTATAAATAAGCTTAATGAATATTAAGCGTCTTTAATTCCTACTGCACTTTCTGGTCTTAATACACCATGTCCCATAGCGTATTTAGCTACCATTAAAGTACCTTGTCTTCTAATGTCGTATTCCATTTCAGTTGCTAAATCCATTAACTTAACAGTTCCAACTGCTGAAGGGTGACAAACTAAAGCTTCGTAGTTAGACAAGTTAACTGCTTGAGGTGTTGAACCACCTTGAGTAGCTGAACCTGCGTCTGCACCAGAAGTTACGTTTGCAGCAACAAAGTGAGGTACTGCGATTAATCTAATACCTGCAATTTGTAATACTCTTCCTGAAGCTACACCACCGTTAGCACCACCACTGAAGTCAACATTGACTGCGTTTGTAGCGTTTGCTAATTTGTAGTACATTTCAGGTTTTAAGAAACATATTCTTCCATCCGCAGGAACATACTTGTTATCTAAAGTTTTCGCTGCTTCGAATAAAGAATCAATCATTCCGTTAGCTGAAGTTGCCGCAGTAGCGTTAGCAATAGCTGTGTTAGTTATTACTGCACCACCGTCACCACCAGTTACAGAAGCGCCAGAAGCCGATTGACCACCTGCCGCTTGACCGATTGTTTGTAGTATATGTTTATCTTTTTGGAAAGCTAATGCTCTTCCAATTTCTGTGCTGTAAGCTGACCTTACATCCCAGTGATTCTTAGCTTCT